GCCGGTCCACGCAGCATTGAGATTCCATTGCGCATCAGGTGTGCCGGTGCCGGGGTGAACAGTGAAGTTCACGAACACGATCTCGAATTGTTTCGTCTTGATCGACCCCGGCGTAGACCGGCGGTCTTCTGGTGCCACCGACTCAGGTAATTCGGAGCCGGATATTGTCGGAGCTACAGTCGGAGCTGGAACGCCAAGGTTGCGGAAGGCAGCGGGGTAAGGACCCTCGCCGGCCACAGCTATCTGGCGGTATGTCATCTTTGGAACACCATCACCGGTGTAGTACGTGCGCTCCTTGGTGTCGCCTTTCACGGAGCCCCGCGCGACGCTTACGAAGTCGTCCCACTCAAACCACTGCGGGTCACCCGCGTTGTCGAACCGGTATATGGTCCTGTTGAAGAATGTGTTACCTACGGCGAGGCCGGTGTCGGCAGCCAACCACGGTGATAGATCACCAGAACCAAGTTCGGTGTTCGACGCATTTTGCGCTTCACCCTCAGGAAGTTTCAGAGCGGAGATACGGGGTCGCATCCCTCTGAATGAATTTATCTTAAAGCCCGCCATAAGCCATCGTGTCCTTGGGTTGACCGAAGTCAGCCTGGCCTCTCGATTTGGCTTTTTTCTCTCCGGCGACATACGCGGCTCCGTAGAACTGGGCCATACGTAGGTCGGTCCAGTCCTTCCCGGGTTGCTTCATAAGTTGGGCGAGAACGCCGGCTTTGAGTGTTTCCTCAAACTCATAATATAAGAAGTCGGGCAGCGTATCGCTGACCAGAGTAAATATGGGTGCTATGACAGATCGGATCAGCAAACCAGTGGTAATGGTACTGGCAGTCATTGGGATAATTATTGCAGCCCCATCGTTGCCATGAGTCCATGAAGTCGGGCTCGAGCCAGTGTCTGTGTTCCATCGCGGTCGTTTTCGATCGAGTTCATCGCGTGTGAGAAATGGAACCTCTGTATCCCAGCTGTCACCGCCCGCGTCGTATTTGACCTGATCGACGCGCTTGACCATACACTTTGTTGGTATATCAGTACCAGCAACTGGTACTGGAAGCGCGGGCGTATCCGCAGTCCAATCAAGACCGTTGTCGTACGTGTACTTCCAAACCTCTGACTCCCAGAAGAATACACGGCAGACGCGGAAGATCGCGGCGTTGAGGATAGGCACCGGAATATTGGTTAGCTCCAACCTGAGTTCAGGTGTCATTACGCTAAGAGCGACGGTCATTAGGGTGCCTCCGGTGCAGCGTTGGCTTCGGGACTGACGCGCTCGTCAGACTTCATCTTCATGCCTAAGGCTGTGAGGAAGTTGACCCAAAGCTCTTGCCGGTACGTGCTAGGTAAGGAGTCGCGACTTTCCTTTGTCAGTGCGCGATAGGTGACGTACCCATAGTACGCCTCCAGATATTCATCATCCAGCGGGATTGTGTCACCTACGGCCGTCATATCCGTGGGGACCGCTGAGTATTGGGTATTAGCGTACACAGTTGTACTACCCGGCGGGTAGACATAGAACGCTTTCTTGTCTCGTGGATCATGGCAGTAGTGATCAAAAAAGTCGGTAGCGCCGGCTACTGTTTTGATCGTGGTGTCATACTCCCAATCAGGGTCGAAGGAGTCCAGTGCGTCTTTTTCACATTGACGCACTGCACCCTCGATGGTTGTTCCGTTCGCCGGACTGACGTTGTTCAGCAGCTTGACGAACTTAATGCCCCCCGTCGGCAATGCTTGCTTGGCTATGTTATTTGTGATCGAGATGATCGAAGTAACAAGGTTGGCCTCGGGGATAAGTGAAACGATCTGACGTGACGCAGCGTTGACATAGTCGATCAGCTCAGCATCTGTCCACCGATATGATGCTATAACTTCGTCATGGATCGTGTAACGGACTTCGTCAATTACATCTTGCACCGTGGCCGACATGTTTTACTCCGCTAAATCAATATTCTCCTGCAACTTCTCATACGCAACGGAAATTTCCGTTGCAGTTGGACGCCGCAGATCTGGCGACATTTCTGCCGTGACCTTTGTAACTTTCGGCCAGTCTTGCGCATTCAAGTCGTTCGGGTCTTCGCGAGTCAAAATTCGCATCAGCGCTTGGTCCAGGCCGACAGCAAATTCCGCTTCTTCATCGCGTTCATTATCGTCTACTTTGGCCGGGGCTACAACTTCTGGCGCGGGGGTGGGTGGTTCGCCGGTGTATAGTTTAACACCACGCTCCATGCACTCTTCGGCGAGACCTGTCGAGTCAGCTACCCAAACGGGTACGTTAGCCTCGAATATAGGAGAGTGGCCGGAGCCGGATACAATCTGTTGGTCGAACGGGCTAATCATCATAGGCATGACGAGTTCCTCTTATTGTTGTGAAAGTGCCCCCGGGTCTCCCCGGGGGCGGTTATGGTCCTACAGGTGAACTGCTTACTCGTAGTTCTCTGTGCTGCGCGAGGTATCGATGTACGTACCTACGACGAAGCCGGCTCCGGATGTTGCTACACCCGTTCCGTCGACGAAGTCCAGCGTGACATTGGGCTCTGCAGAAGTCGTGATGGAGCCATCAACAACAGCGTTGTTGGTAGGCGCACCAGCGGTTCCGTCGAGTTCAACAACAGTAGCTGAGTAACGATCCGTATCGACAACGTCACCGATGTCAGCGTCATGCGTACCGCCGCCTGATGCGAATGCAACAGTCGTGGTCAGCTTGAGCTGAGTAATGATGGCGCCCGCCGGTACAGCGAACAGAACAATAGCAGCGTCGGCGACACCTAGCGCATCTTCATAAGAAAACGGCGCGTAGGCAGCGAGAGGCCACTGGCGAGTATCAGGAATGGTTTTTACAGACATTTCTCAATCCTCCTAGATTGCTGTATCGCAGCGGATGACGCCGAAATCTTCGTCAGAGCTGTCGATATTCGAATGGAAGACAGGCTTCAAGAAGCCCATGATTTTGCCCGTGCTGATGCCCTGCTGGTTGTCGTAGTCGAAGCCTTTCTCGACCCACGTCGGGCTACCAATATCAGCGAAGCCCATTGCTTGAGCACCGCAGAACAAAGCAGCTTGTCCGTCAACCGTACTGCCAGTACCCCACTTAGAGCCAGATGCTGCGCCCTGCGTGTTGTAGACATGTCGGTATTCGTGGATCATCAGGCCATCAACCATAACGGTGTCAGTGCCCTTGAACAGTTCGTTAGAACCGCCACGGACGCCGGCGTTACGGACGTTAGCGAGGTAATCAGGATCCTGACGCAGCTTGGCCATGCCTTGAGGGTTCATGAACACATGGTAGAATTCTGCACCACCCGGTCCTTTAATCCCTCGGACGTACTTGTCCTTGGCGAAGGCTTTCAGCTCAACCAACATTGCCCAAGAAGGCGTGTCAGCTGCGGCTACCGAACCAGTTGCACCGGATTGAAGACCCGAGGTGGCATCCCAACGTCGGTAACGGTTGGTAGACGGACTGGTTACGTCTCCAGCGAAGTCGAGGCCAGAGAATGCAAGCGATGCACGCGTAGCGCCACGGTTCGTGAAGGTGTATTCAACACCAGAAAGCGTCAAGAAAGCGAGCTGATCTTGACGATCGGCCAGCCAGTAAGCGAGAACATCACGGGACTGTTCACGGAAATTTACAACAGACTTCTGGTCAGCGAGACGACCTTTATGTCGGTTGGCATTTCGAAGCTGATCAATATTGATGACTTGGTCGTAAGCCTTGATCTCTTCTTCGTTGCCTTCCAACTGGTTGTCCCCTGTGACGCCATCACTTTCAAGATCGGCGACCAGAGTTAGTACTGCGCGAGTTCCCTTCTCAGACTTCGTGAGTTCCGTGATACGCTGAATCATAGCGTTCGGACCCTTGCCCGTAAACTTGGTCGTGAACGCGAGGTTGCGTGCAGCTTTCCAAATTTGACGAGACCATACGGTCTTCTGCTCTGATGTCAGTGCATTAAAGTTTGTTACAGTCACTATTGACTCTCCAAAAATTAAAAACGAAACAAAAAGTATGCGCATTATTGCGCGGGTTTTCCCTACTTTACCGCCGGGCGGCGTTGTTCCGTTTTTTAGGAGATCGACTCCGCTGTCAGGTTTTACGTCCGGAGCGTAGGACGAAGATTGAATTATGCACCCCTATTGACGTATTTGTCAACAGGGATGCGTAATTATTTTTAGAGGATGTCTCCGCGCAAGCGGGCTTGTGCAGCCTCCGGCAGCGCATCGAACTCTTCATCCGTCATAGTCTCGACGTCCGGTGCAACCACACCAGATTCTGTGCTGCCTGAACCCTCACTTCCAACAGGCTGAACAGCATCTTCAGCGAGCTTCTTCTTGCGCTTGTCGACCTTCTTCTTACCAGTCGGCTTCGGCTTGCTGGCGTCTTCTTTTTCTGTCGTACCCTCCGCAACCGGCATGAGATCATACATGTCTGCAACATCGGCAATCGCTGCTACGAAAGCGTCTGGGCCAGGTACTTTGTCCGCTAAGTAGCCCCTCATAAACGTCATGACCTTGTTCAGCATGCCTTGGTTGTAGTCCTCGTGGTCAGGATTGAACACGTCGAACATCTCTTGGGCCTCGGCAGAAAGGGCAAGAAGCTCAGTGTGCTCCGCTTCTGACTTGATTTCTGTCTGGGTCGACGCTGACGTTTGCGAGGCCCACTTGGCCTCTTTAGCGACGTCGATCTCCTCGCGCTTCGCGAGAGCTGCTTCTGTATCGCCATCGAGCAGAAGCTCCATATACGCAAGCTCCCCGGCTTTGATGTCATATGGCTCGGGGTCGTCTTCAGTAGGCGGCTTGGCTGCTTCGATCTGGGCCTTGAGGCGGGCGTTCTCTTCGCGGAGAGTCTTCTTCTCTTCGTTTACTTCGTCGAATCGGCGTTTCGGGATTCCCTTCGACGCTGGTTTATCAGCTGGGTCGTCCTCATCCTCACTTTCGTCATCGGCGTCGGTGTCTTCAGACTCATCCTCACCGCTCTCTGAATCATCATCCTCAGAAGCGTCGTCTTCGTCTTCACCGGTGTCGTCGCCTTCAGAATCGGATCCTTTGTCAGCGTCTTCGTCATCGTCTTTGTCCTCAGTGTCGTCGTCATCGGGTGACTCCGCCGGGGCTGGGTTAGGCTGAAACCCTTCTGGCAGGACCGAGCCGTCGTCGAGATCGGATGGATCAAAGTCGTCAATTTCGTCGCGCTCGCCGCCGACTGCGTGCAGCTGCTCAAGGCGGCGTTCTGGTGTATCTTCCACAGCCAAAGCTGCGTCGGCCGCTAGGCCATCGTTGTTCTTCTTACCCATCTTTCTTTCTCCGCTTTACGTCTTCTTGGACGATTTCTTAGCGCTTTCTTTCGGCTTAGCAGCCGCGGCTTTGCGATCTTCCGCTTTACTTCGCATATCCATCAACGACTTCGCGAGCGACGCCTGCCTGTTCATGCCGGCGACGTTGCGGGAAGTCATAGACTCATTCTGCGAAATGGTCTTCATTGTACTCTCTTTTCCACCAGCAATGCGAATTCTTGTCATCAAATCCTTATCATTGGTGCGCTCTGCAGCGATCATTTTCTCCATCTCGACGCGTGCTTCGGTGCCGATCTTGAGTTTCGCGATCTCTGGAGCCTGCGATGCTTCGCCTGCTTGCGCCTGCAACTTCATAGCGTTGGCCTTGCGTTCGATCGCTTGCGCCTCTTCGTTCATGACTTGGGCGCCGAGTAATCGCAGCTCGAGATCCGAGATCGTTTTCTGCCTCTGCATCTCTTCCGGCGTCGGAGCAGCAAGGCCCTGGATCTGCTTGACAGTCTCGGACACTTCTGCCTTGTCTGGCAATTGAGAGTGCTCAATCACCGTATGGTCGGGTATCGCAACACCAGCCTCACGCATGTCCATGAGCTGATCAAACAGCCCCTCGTCATACGTCTCCCGTCGAGGAATCGTTCCAATTACGACCGAGTATTCGCCGAGGGTCAGATCATTCCGGATCTCCTCTACGACTTCCTGCGTCTCGGGGTTGATGCTCGACACAGGCTCGTTGATCGCCATCTCATCCTGAATCTGTTCGCCGTCTTCATTCTTAGAGAAGACCTGAATCAGACGCGTCTCAGAATAGTAGTTCTGAACCATCTCGAGCATGATCTCTGCCCGCAACTCGCGAGTGAGTGCCAAGTTGTCAAAGACGAGATTCTGCTGGATCTGCCCGTCCTGTCTGCGCGCATCCAGCGCTTTCGAGGAGTCACTGCGCTGCGAACCGAGCTGTGCCTCGTTGACGCCTGAGATCTCATGGAAGAACGTACCGGCCTTGGCGCCAATCTCTGCCAAGCCTGTCGGTATCTGATTCGGCTGGATCTTGACAGGTACGTCACTTCCCTGCGCAACTTCGAGTACGAGCCCGGTTTGCGATCCCTGAGTAGCTAAGTCATCACGATCCATGTTAACAAGTGACCCAGTATGGAAGATCCAACCGGAGTTTGCTGTCGTGTTGACAACGTGAATCTCCTGCGAGGTCACTTTATTAAGCATGTCCTGCGGGTCGATCAGGTTGCGAACCAAACCAAACGGCCGGCCACGCCGGAAGTATGGGAAGAAAGGTACGACTGCGATCTTGGAGAACATGCTCCAAGCGTCATGCAATATCAGCTTGTCCGCGGTGATGGTAACTCGGACGCGACGCTCTGGTTTCCAGATGATGGTGAGGTCGTTCTGTTGAGCGAATGCTACGCTGCGCTCTTTCTCCCATCCCTCAGGAATTGGTCGCATGTCGCCCGTAGGTCCGTCAACGAAGTACGCCGTGCGAGTGAGCTTACGATATTGTCGTTCAATGACGCGTATCCGCTTAACGCGTTTGACTTCCTCTGAGTTGGGTTCGAAGAGTGCCTGGGTGTCATACAGGTTGCCACCAAAGTTTGGCGCTTCCCATTCCAGTGAGTCGTGGCCGAAAGTTCCATTAAT